ATACGTTCCACTACAAATGGTGAGAGCGGTTGGTGAGAACACATTCCAACCAAAAATTGGTTTCAAAACTAGATATGGTCTAATTAGAAACCCATTTGCAGAAGCTTCTTCACAAGCAACTGACGTTGGAACTGACCAAGCAAACATCTATTACAGAATGGTTAAAGTAACTAACTTAATGTAATATATCGTTTCATAACGAAATTAAAGAGGGGGCTTTATCGCCCCCTTTTTTTATTATAAATACTATTATATGACTGATACAAATACTATTACTAGACAACCAAGTGGGGCAGGATTAGATTATGCTGATCCTACAAAGTTTAAATTTCAAATAGCAAAACTGCCTAGAGTAGAGTTTAACTCAATTCAAGCAAATATACCAGGTATAACACTTACAGAAATAACTCAACCAACTAGACTTATGCCTGTTAGAATACCAGGTAATGATTTGACATTTGACGACTTATCTGTAACGTTTATTGTAGATGAAGACTTAACGAATTATCGTAGTGTTCATGATTGGATGGTAGGTCTTGCTCAAGTAGATAGTGACGACAAATATCGTGAACTAATTACAGCAGGTGGCGATAGAATGCCTAGATCACAACAAAACAATTCTCCTGACGCAGGTAGACCAACAACAGCAACAAATGATGGTGCTATATTTTCTGACGCTAAATTAATTATATTAACAGCACGAAATACACCTATTCTAGAGATATCTTTTGAAGATACATATCCAAAAAGTTTATCTGCTTTAGAGTATAATCAAAACGCAACGGATGTTGAATACTTACAAGCAACTATTGTACTAGGATATAAACAACACAAATATACGACCCCTTATTAGTTTACTATATAATAAAAAGGATTAAATAATGACACTTGATGAACTTCAGGCGAAAGCCGAGAAGGATTTGAGAATTGATGATACTGAACTAGACTTAGAAAGTCTAAAGACACCCCAGCTCCATTCTCAATACCTTAAAACATACTCAACCTACGCTCTTATGCTTAAGAAAGCAGAAGGCGAACACTCACAATTACATTTAAACAAATGGTTATTCTTTACAGGCAAAGCAGACCCACAAGTATATAAAGATACTAACTTTGATTTAAAAGTATTACGACAAGACGTTGATAAATTTATTGACGCTGACGAAGAAATAATTAAATCAAAACAAAAGATTGAATATCTTAAACAGATATGTGGTTATTGTGAGAGCATACTTAAACAAATAAACAATCGTACATTTCAAATTAAAAATGCAATAGACTGGAAAAAATTTACTATGGGTAGCATGTAATGATTTTTTGTGTAGGTAACGGTGAGAGTAGAAAAAACTTTGATCTACATAAACTAAAACCTTTTGGTAAGATATATGGTTGTAACGGATTGTATAGAGATTTTACACCAGATGTTCTAGTAGCAATGGACTATAATATATGTCATGAAATATATCGTAGTGGTTATGCATTTGAACATCCTGTCTATTTAAAAGAATGGCAAAAAAATCCTGCTTCTATGTATGATAAATTATTTTACCCAGAAACAGTTACTAAGTTTATAGGTAACGTTGATCCACATGACTATACAGATGAGTGGGTGTGGAAAGGTGAAGATAAAAAATTCTTTGTGTGTTGGGCAAACAATGTAGATATGTTAAGAAAATTTAGAGAAGAAAATACAGAATGGCATGAAGATGATTTCAAATTACATTTTGGTGAGGACCAAGAAGGATATACTATAACATGGATAAAGAAAAAAGACAAGGTAATGGGACTAGGCAAATACCTACAGGAGAAAACAAACGCAGGTGTTCTAATTGCGCTAATGGCAGCGGATGTAAGCAACAAGGTTTATTTGGTGGGGTACGATTACAAGTCGAAGACAAAAAAAGTAAACAACATATACAAAGGCACAAAGGGGTATGTGGGTCCAAAGGCACAAGCAATTGATCCTGATAATTGGATATACCACACTAAGAGATTATTAAACAAATATGAAAAACATGAATTTATACATGTAGGTGATAATATAAAAGAATTAGATGAAAGAGATAATTGGACAAATATATCATATGAAGAATTAGATGAGAGAATTAACAGTAAGCAAATATAACGAATCCTACATCAAGTGTACTAGCGAAGATTTAGGTTTACTCCAAGAGTTATCTGAATTTTTTACTTTCAAAGTACCTGGTGCTTCTTTTATGCCAAGTGTTAGAGCAAAAAGATGGGATGGTCAAATACGATTATTCTCTAAAGCAACAGGTAAACTATATTACGGACTACTTCCTTATGTTGAACATTTTATTGAAAATTCGGGGGGTACAATCATACGAGAAGGGTTCTCTAACCCTGCTAGCGTGTCGCTGAGCGAGGGGTTTTCCAAGTTTGCAGACAAGATAATCAAGGATTCGATAAAAATAAGAGATTATCAATTGTCGGCGTTTTCTCATGCAATTAATAATAAACGAACAATATTACTGTCACCTACGGCCTCAGGTAAGTCATTAATTATATATTGTATTATTCGTTTACTTACTACATTAAATAAAAATTGTTTATTGGTTGTACCAACTACATCATTGGTTGAGCAAATGTATAAAGACTTTGAGGACTATGGTTGGGAAGCAGAAAAATTTGTACAAAGAAAATATTATGGTTATGAAATAGATGATAGCAAACCTGTGGTTATATCCACATGGCAATCACTTGCTACTTTTGATAAGAAGTATTTTGAAAAATTTGATTGTGTAGTAGGTGATGAAGCACACTTATATAAATCTAAAGAATTGCAAAAAATTATGGGTGCCTGTGTAAATGCAAAATATCGTATAGGTACAACTGGTACATTAGATGATAGCAAAGTACACAAATTAATATTAGAAGGTTTGTTTGGTAGAGTACATAGTGTTACAACAACACGAGAACTAATAGATAAGAAACAACTTGCTGATTTAAAAATACAATGTTTGGTTCTTAAATATTCACAAGATGAATGTAAGCACGTTAAGAAATTAACCTACCAAGAAGAAATGGACTATATAGTATCACACGAAAAAAGAAATAGGTTCATTCGTAATCTAACAAAAACTCGAACAGGCAATACATTAGTTTTATTTCAATATGTAGAAAAGCATGGTAGAGTTTTACATGAGCTTATAGGAGACACTTTAGATCCACACACACGAAAGTTGTTTTTCGTTTATGGTGGTACAGAAACTAAAGACAGAGAAACAGTAAGGAGTATTACAGAAAATGAAAACAATGCAATTATTGTGGCGAGTTACGGAACTTTTTCTACTGGGATTAATATTAGGAATCTTCATAATGTTATATTCGCCAGTCCTACCAAATCTAAAATTCGTATATTACAGTCTCTTGGTCGTGGGTTGCGGCTTGGTGATAATAAAATTAAAGCAAATCTTTATGATATTGCTGATGACTTTTCTCACAAAGAAAAAAGAAATTTTACCCTTGGTCACTTTATGGAAAGAATAAACACATATTCTGAACAAGAGTTTGATTACGAGTTAGACCATATTGATATCAGATAAATAGTATTATGGAAAACAAAAAACCTAAAACAACACAAATTAAACTACCATTACCTAGAATGATTATGTTAACAAATGGTCAGCAAGTTATTGCTGGTGTTTATGTTACAGATGATTCAGATTTTATAAGATTAAACGAACCTTACAAAGTACGAATACACGAAAATGCCGTAGATGATGAAACGTATTTTGTTGAGGAAAGAATGTCTTTAACACCGTGGATGTTTCAAACAATAGATAAAATATATTCAATCCATAAAAATCATATATTCTCTATTGGGGTACCAAATAAAAACTTGACAGAATATTACAATAATGTTAGAATGGGATTATTTCCTTCAATGAAAAAAGATATAGAACCTATACTAACTAAACAACAACATGATAAAAGTTTTGAAAAGGTAATGGAAGAAATGTCAGATGAAGACTATTTCCAAACCTTAGAGTATCTTCAAGGTAAGATTAAAGCTAACTAAGTTAATACTCTATGCAAACCGGACATACCGGATTATATCAGGAAAGAAACTTTTGTCAAGGTAAAAAGACATAAAAAACCAAAATAATTTAATTATCAAAATGTTGTATATATCCCTTGACATTAATACTATATCCTGATATTATAGCTTACAAATTAGGAGTAATACTATGACAGTAAAACTAAAAAGAAAGAAGACAGAGCATTATGTAGATAATAAAGTCTTCAATGAAGAAATGAAAAAGTATCATAAGAAAGTATTATCCGCAAGAAACAGAAATAGAAAACCCCCACCAATCAATGATTATATAGGTGAATGTTTCTTAAAGATTGCAAACCACTTATCTTATAGACCAAACTTTATAAACTATACATACAAAGAAGATATGATATCTGATGGTATTGAAAATTGCTTAACATATGTAGCAAACTTTAATCCAGAAAAATCTAGTAATCCCTTTGCTTATTTCACACAAATAATATATTATGCATTTATAAGAAGAATACAAAAAGAAAAAAAACAAACAACAATAAAACAAAAACTAATACTTAAATCAGGATTAGATGAAATGGTTAGACAAGAAGGTGATAACGCAGAATATCAAAATTCATATGCAGACTTTTTAAGAAAGAATATGATTGTTGATGAAGAACCAGAAAAGAAAGTTAAACCTAAACTACCAAAAAGAAAGAAAGTGTCTAAACTAGAATATTTTATGTAACTATGAAAATTGCTTTAATTAATGACACCCACTTTGGTGCCAGAAACGATAACCCTAATTACGCTAAATACTTTTATAAATTTTGGGACAATATATTTTTCCCTTACTTAGAAGAACACAATATTAAAAATGTCATTCATTTAGGTGATGTGTTAGATAGACGTAAATTTGTTAATTTTAAAACCTTAAATGATTTCAATAATAAATTTGTTAAACGTATTAAAAACTTAAACGTAGATATTATTATTGGTAATCACGACACCTATTACAAGAACACAAACGAAATAAACGCACCACAAGAATTAATGGATTGGGGTGATGTCTATGCAGAACCAAAGGTCATACTAAAAGGTGGTATGAAAATGTTATATGTGCCTTGGGTTACTCCAGAAAACATTGAAAAAACAACTATGATGTTAGAACAAGAAAGTGCTGACATTGTATTAGGCCATTTAGAAGTAAAAGGTTTTGAAATGTTTAATGGTGCATTTGCTGATTCTGGTCTTGAAAGAAAACTATTTCGTAGATTTGAAAAAGTATTATCAGGACACTTTCATAAAAAATCAGATGATGGTCAAATCTATTATCTAGGTAGTCAATATGAATTTATGTGGAATGATTATAATTGTAAAAAAGGTTTTCATATACTTGATACAGAAACAAGAGAACTAGAAAGAATTATAAACCCATACACAATACATGAAAAAATATATTATAATGATGAATTAAACGATTACAAAAATTTTGACTATACTAAACATAAAGACAAGTACATTAAACTAATCGTAGAAAAGAAAAAAGATTATTATTTGTTTGATAAGTTTGTTGATGGTTTTTATAAAGAAACACAAGTACATGATATAAAAATTATAGAAGACTATTCAGACTTAGACGCTTCTACTGTTGCTGATGATATTGCTAATAAAAGTGAAGACACACCTACATTATTAGATAATTACATTGATGAACTAGAAACTGATTTAGAAAAAAGTAGATTAAAAAAATTAATGAAGTCTTTATATACTGAAGCAGGAGATTTAGAAATATGATAATATTTGAAAAAATAAGATGGAAAAACTTTCTATCTTCAGGTAATACTTTTTTAGAAACAAACTTAAATGATAATTCTACTACACTTATTGTAGGTCACAATGGTGCAGGTAAATCTACTATATTAGACGCTCTATGTTTTGCTTTGTTTAACAAACCTTTTAGAGAAATTAAAAAAGATCAATTGATTAACAGTATTAATCTTGGTGGCACAGAGGTTGAATTAGAATTTACTATATCATCCAACCATTATAGAATAAGACGAGGTATTAAACCTAACATATTTGAGATATATCTAAATGGTGAATTACTTAATCAAGACGCTACCGTTGCAGATTATCAAAAACAATTAGAACAACAAATACTTAAATTTAATTATCGTAGTTTTACACAGGTAGTTATACTTGGTGCCTCTACCTTTGTACCATTTATGGAATTGAAAACAGCACACAGACGAGAAATCATTGAAGACATACTTGACATTAAAGTATTTTCTGTAATGAGTATGCTGACTAAAATAAGAATAAAAGAAATGGATGAACAAGTAAAAGATATATTACGAGAAATAGATATAGTACAAAATAAGATTGATACACAAAAAGATTATATTGAAAAATTAAGTAATAGATCAGATATAGAAATACAAAGTGAAATAGAAAAGATAGAAACAAATAAAGGTGCCATAGACAAATACAATACACATGTACAAGGATTACAACACCAAATAGATAAACTAAGAGATACAATTAAAGATAAAAATGGTGTGTCAGGTAAAGTAGATAAACTAGGTAATTTTCAAGCACAGTTTCAAAGTAAATTAAAAGAATGTAATAAACACCAAAAGTTTTATGAAGACAATGATAACTGTCCTACATGTCAACAAGTATTATCTAATAAACAAGTATTGATAGCAGACAATAACAAACAGTTAATGAAATGGAATCAAGCATTAGAAGATGTACAAAAAGAAATACAAACACTATCAGGTAGGTTATCAAAAATACAAAGCATTGAACAAGATATGCGAACAACAGAAATTGATATTGCTAAGTTTGGTCAATCAAAAGTAGAGCTAAACAATATTAACACAAAACTAGCACATAAGATTGATGAGTTAAAAAAACAATCTAGTGAAGATGGTGAGGCCTTGGGTAAACTTAATCAATTAGAAAGTGATTGCAAAGATAGAGAAAATAATAAACTAATAAAAGTAGAAGAGCTTGATTATTTACAAGCAGCCAAAACTATGCTAATGGATTCTGGTATCAAAACAAAAGTAATAAAACAATACTTACCTATTATCAATCAATTAATAAACAAGTATCTTGCAAGTATGGATTTCTTTGTAAACTTTAAATTAGATGGTGAGTTTAAAGAAACAATACGATCTAGATATCGTGATGAATTTACATATGCTTCATTTAGTGAAGGTGAGAAGATGAGAATAAATCTTGCATTATTATTTACTTGGCGAGCAATTGCAAAGATGAAAAATAGTATAAGTTGTAACCTACTTATGTTAGATGAGATATTTGATAGTAGTCTTGATGGTCAAGGTACAGACGATTTCTTAAAAATATTAAATACATTAGAAAATGAGAATATCTTTATTATATCACATAAAACAGATATGATAGCAGATAGATTTAAGAATGTAATTAAGTATGAAAAAGTAGGAAACTTTACAAAGGTTGCAGAATGACACCACAAGAAAAAATAGAACTATTAGCAATAACAGCTGAAGAATGTGGTGAGTTAACACAAGAAACTATGAAGATTGTTAGATTTGGTCAAGATAATGATAATCTTACAAAAGAGGCCGGTGATGTTATATGTATGATACAGTTATTAATTGAGAACAATTTAGTAAATCAAGCAGAGTTAAACAAGAGAATTGTGGAAAAACGTGAGAAACTAAAGACTTTTTCGACCTTGACAAATCTATAATAACCTGATATACTAACCCCATGTATTCAATAAAAGATGTATATAAGTCAGCAGACCGTAAACTATTTACTGTAATTTCAACCTTTGCAGGTGGTGGTGGGTCTTCAACAGGTTATAAACTTGCCGGTGGTAATATCTTGGCAGTTAATGAATTTGTTGAAAGTGCAATAGACACATATAAATCTAACTATCCAAACACCCCTATATTACCTAATGATATAAAAGAATTAACAGGTCACGATTTACTCAAGGCCGCAGGTGTACAACAAGGCGAATTAGATATATTAGACGGATCGCCCCCATGTAGTGCTTTTAGTATTGCAGGTAAAAGAGATAAGGGTTGGGATAAAACTAAAAAATATAGTGACGATAAACAAGTTGATAATATAGAAGACTTATTCTTTGAATTTATACGAGTTGCAAAAGATGTACAAGCAAAAGTAATCATTGGTGAAAACGTTGCTGGTATCACAATGGGTACAGCAAAAGAATACTTTAATCGTATAGTAAATGGTTTTGGTGATATAGGTTATGAGGCAGTAGGTAAAGTATTAAGTGCCGCAGACTATGGAACACCACAAGCAAGAAAAAGATGTTTCTTTGTTGCAATACGAAATGATGTCATGGATGATATTGGTTTAAACTTTATGAATATGGAAAGTATCATATATCCAGAACCTCAAAATAAAAAGATATCATTACGAGAAGCAATACAAGATATTGAAAATGATCCTGAAGAAGAACAAATGCTTTTAGATTTTGTAGAAGGTAGTTTTCAAAAAAAATGGATTGAGTTATTACCATTCTCTCCACCTAAACATAGAAAACCAAGTGATCCAGAATTTATAAAGATTAATCCAAAACAATCTATGTTCAATATGATACGACCAGCACCAGACTTACCTTGCCCTACACTTACACAGGCAGGACAAAAGAAAGGTCTATCTGGCGTGTTTCATTATAATAGTAATCGTAAGTTAACAGTTAAGGAGTTAAAAAGAGTTATGGGATTACCTGATGATTTTAAATTACAAGGTGACTTTGATCAACAAGCAGAAAGAGTTGGTCGTATGGTTGCCCCACTAATGATGAAAGAATTATCTGGTAACATTTACAAAAATATATTATGTCAATTAAACAAACAATAAAAAGAGTTATTGATACACAATCAAAAAAAGATGAAGTTGCTGTACTTCTATCTGGTGGTGTAGATAGTTTGAGTGTAGCATTTGCCGCTCATGAATTAGGAAAGAAAGTACATGCATATTCTTTTCATTTAGACACAGGGTCTAGTTACGATAGTGACAAGGCTGCTGAGGTTGCACAAATATTTAAATGGCCTTTTACTTTAAAAGTAGTACCAACAGATAATTTAGAAGAAGATTTTTTTAAACTGGCAAGAGAATATGATTGTAAAAAGAAAACCCATTTTGAGTGTGTATTTCCATTTATGTACTTGTATCCAGAAATACAACAAGAAGAAGTATTGAGTGGTTGGGCTGCTGATGGTTATTATGGTATATCCAAAAGAGCCATACTACATTACACTAAAGGCAAGACAAAAGAAAAGTTTGATGAATTTAGAAATGATTATTTTTTACCAACTAAGAGTGCTGGTTATATGTGGCATAAGATAGTCGCAGACAAACACAATAAAAAATTTATTACACCATATCTATCTAAAGCAGTAAGAGATTTCTTTTATAGTAAAGATTGGTATGAGTTAAATGAACCATTCCAAAAACACCATGTTGTAAATGACTTTGAACAATTTAAGAAGTTTAATTTTAAGAAACATATTAATTTACAATTAGGGGCAGGAATAGATAAACGTTTTGAAACGTTGCTAAATAATAGTAAGATAAATCCAAATAACAGATATAAGTCAGTAAGTGGCATATGTCAGTATTGGGGAAAGGCAGTATGACTAAATTTACATTCGCACAATCGCCAGAAGGCTTTGATAATCACATAGAAAACTCTGTAAGAGGTTATACTAATCTCTGGAACGACATAGTAGGTATGTCAAAGTATTTTGTTGAAGACGATACCAACGTTATTGACGTAGGCTGTAGTTCTGGTAAAATGCTTAAAGCAATGATAACACAAAATAATGAACATGTACCAAATGCAAAATATATTGGTATAGAAATTGAAGATGATTTTTCAGAAGGTCATGGTAAAGATATATTTTCAGATGAATGGAACAATCTAATGTACGAGAATATAGACGCCAGACTATATCCGTTTAGTAATGCTAGTTTAGTAACCTCTATATTCACATTACAATTCATGCCTCCTAAAGATAGAGCAAGAACAATTAAAAGTATATACGATGGTTTGAATGATGGTGGTGCCTTTATATTCTCAGAAAAAGGTTTTAGTTGTAATCCTAAAATACAAGATATGATGACCTTTATGTATTATGACTATAAAAGACAACATTTTACAGATAAAGAGATTTTAGACAAAGAGGTACAATTAAGACATATGATGAAACCCAACACAAAAACAGAAATGTTTGATATGTGTTATAACGCAGGTTTCAAAGATTTACATGTATTTTGGCAAAATTTTAATTTTTATGGGGTTATTGCCCTAAAATAAGGGGTGAACAAAAGGGGAACAAGTTGGGCATATATGTCGCACCCTATATAAACCCTTGAAAAACAACGATTTTTTCTTTAAAAATAATTGGTTTTTTCCTTGCAAATCTGCTAAAGACCTGATAGCATAAGAGAATAATAAAGGTTACATTATGAAAAACATATCGAAAGAACAAAAATCAAATCTTGCTAAGTTACTTGCAACTGAGAATATTAACGTTATTCATCAAAAAGTAAAAACAGCATATTTTATTCCTAAGACTAGAACTTTATGCCTTCCAATATGGGAAGATATGTCCAATGACTTATATGACTTATTAGTAGGTCACGAAGTTGGTCATGCATTATATACTCCTCAAGACGAAAAAGAATTTACAAAACATAAAATCCCACATTCTTATTTTAACGTAGTTGAAGATATCCGTATCGACAAAAAAATGAAAATCAAATACCCTGGTTTAAGAAAATCTTATTTCAATGGTTATAATGAATTAGTAGAAAAAGATTTCTTTTTAACTAAAGATAAAGATGTTAGTGGTTTTAGATTTATTGATAGACTTAATATATTTTCTAAGTCTGGTTCTTCAGCACAAATTGAGTTTAACGATATCGAACAAGAATTTATTACTAGATCAGATAAACTTAATACTTGGGCTGATGTTGTAAAACTTACTAAAGACATTTTCGAATACTCTGGTACTGAAAAGTATGATGAAGAACAAGAACAAGAAATGAAAAGCGAATTAGGTCAAGATGGTCAAGGTGACCAACAAGAACAATCTGAACAAGAAGAAGGTAATGGTGATAGCGATGAGCAACAAGAGCAAAATCAGAAAACTTCTTCCTCATCTGAATCTGATAGTGATAAACAAGAAGACGAACAACCTTCCGCAAGATCAAGTAGTAAAGAAGAAAAAGAAGAAGAAGAAGAAAACTCAAAAGGTTCAGGAAGTAGTGGTTCAGAGGGCGGATACAAAGTAGGTGATAATGAATCCCTAACAGATCATGCCTCAGAACAAAACAAAAAAGATATTGCAAAAGTAGGTAAAGACATTAAAGAAAATCTTTATCTATCTTTACCAAAATGTAAAGACGCTGTTGTATCTTATGATTTAATTGCTGCGAAAATTGAAGAAAATAATTCTTCTTATCCAATGTCAAAAAGATTAACAGAATTTAAAACATTTAAAAGAGAGCAAATGAGAACTGTGAATTACATGGTTAAAGAATTTGAGATGAAGAAGGCAGCAGATAGTTATGTTAGAACTAGAACAGCTAGAACTGGTATGATTAATACTAATGCTTTACACTCTTACAAATACAATGATGATATATTCGCAAGAATTAATATTGAACCAGGTGCAAAAAATCATGGTATGGTTATGATTGTTGACTGGTCAGGTTCTATGGGTGATAAACTTTATGACACATTGGTTCAAACAATGAACTTAGTTATGTTTTGTAAAGCAGTAAATATACCTTTTGAAGTTTATGCTTTCTCAGATCACAATAGATCATCTTTTAATAAAGACGCTGATAAATCTTTTTATTCAAGACAGGCATATAATCATTATCCTTATCATTTTGATAAAGAAGGTTTACTTGTATTAGAAGATGTTTCATTACTACAATTTGTAACCTCTGATATGAAAACAGCTAAATATAACGAAGCAATGGCAAATCTTTATCAAATCGCTTTAGTTTATCAACACAGTTATACTCACAGACGATTTAATAATCCTGATTATGATCCTTATGCTCCTATGTTTAATGAGCCACATTGTTTAAGACTTGGTGGTACTCCACTTGATAGTGCAATCTACCAATCAATCAATGTAGTAAATAAATTTAGAGCAAAACATAAAGTACAAAAAATGAATACAATCTTTTTAACAGATGGTTCAGGTCATACCATGGGCAAAACAACTCTGAAAAAAGACAATGGTGAAATGGGGATGTTAGATACCTATATGTATAATGTTAATATTAAAGATGGTACTTATAGTTTTACTTATGGTAAAAACACTAAAAAATGGAGAAGTCATTTTCATGCCAATCATAGACAATTCTTATCTTACTTTAAACATAAAACTGGTTCTACTGTTATTGGTTATTATGTTGCTGGTAAAGCATTAAAATATTGGGATGTTGGAACTTTTGCTACAACAGATGGTTACGATACCTTTGAAAAGGCAAGAGCAGAAATGAGAAAAAACAAAGTTGTAACCATGACCGATATTGGTTATGATGAATTGTTTATCACTACTAAAACTAATATGAAAGTAGATGATACTGAAATGACTATTACCTCTGATATGACAGCAGGTAAAATGAAACAACAATTTTCTAAAAACTTTAAACAAAAGAAAATGTCTAGAGTTTTATTGAATAAATTTGTTGAAAGGGTGGCATAATGATAGAACATAACAAGAACAAAATTGGTCAGGATTGTCGCACCCTATATAAACCCTTGATAAATAAGACTTTTTATTTTGGTATTATACCAAATTATTTATTGACAAATCGCTATCATCCTGATAGAATAGCTATATAATTAAGAAAGGTTATTACATTATGAAACTAAATGAAAAACAACTAGAGTATGTTAATACTGCTTATGAAATGTTTTCCTCTGATACGTTAGAGAAATCACAGATCAAGCAAGTTAACGCTAAACTAGGTATGAAATCATCACCTGCATGGTTGATTAAAGATCCTCAGTTTAAATTATCTAGAGGTGTTTACAAGTTACCTGTTAACGGTCTTGTAAATCCTTCTAAAAATGCTAAACAAATTAGTATTCCAGAGGTTAAACAAAAAATCTCTAAACAAATACAAACAACTGAAAGTATAAGTGAAAACTTAATTCCTAACAAAGAGGAAACATTTGTACCTTTTGGTAACTACAAAGACTTAAAAAATATTGTTAAGTCTGGTATTTTTTATCCTACATTTATTACTGGTCTTTCTGGTAATGGTAAAACTCTTGGGGTGCAACAAGCATGTGCCGAACTTAAAAGAGAAATGATTAGGGTTAATATTACAATCGAAACTGACGAGGATGATTTACTTGGTGGTTTCAGATTACAAGACGGTGAAACTGTCTGGCATGACGGTCCTGTTGTTAACGCAATGAAAAAAGGTGCCGTATTATTACTAGACGAAATTGACCTTGCCTCTAACAAGATTATGTGTTTACAACCTGTGTTAGAAGGTAACGGTATCTTCCTTAAAAAGATAGGTCAGTTTGTTGAACCTAGAGACGGTTTTCAAATTTTCGCAACTGCCAATACTAAAGGTAAAGGTTCTGATGACGGTAGATTCATTGGTACTAATATTCTCAACGAAGCATTTCTTGAGAGATTTCCTGTTACCTTTGAGCAAGCATATCCTGCTGCTAAGATTGAAACTAAAATCTTAGACAACGTAATGAACCATTATGGTCTTAAAGATACAGAGTTTACTAGCAATCTTGTTAAGTGGGCTGATGTCATTAGAAGAACTTTCTTCGATGGTGGTATTGATGAGATCATTGCTACTAGAAGACTGGTTCATATCATAAATGCATATGCAATCTTCAAAAACAAATTGAAGGCAGTTGAGGTTTGTATCAACAGATTTGATGATGATACAAAAAATAGTTTCCTTGATTTATACACCAAGGTTGACAGCGGTGTCAATATTGATGAATTAAACCAAGGATCTTCCAATGATAGTGAGGAAAATGAGGGCGACCTTGTTTAAATCTATCATTCATAATGTAGACCTCGTGGGTGGGCAGCAATGCCCACCTTCAACAATAATTGATAATGGGGATGTGATATAATGACATTAGAAGTAAAAGTTAGAAATAACAATGTAGAAAAAGCCATCAGACAACTAAAGAAAAAAGTTATGAAAGATGGTTTATTAAAAGAACTTAAACAAAGGCAATTTTACGAAAAGCCTTCGTTAAAGAAACAACGTTTAAGGAAAGAATCCATTAAACGTGTAAACAAATTAAGACGCCAACAAGAGCGACTTGATAACAGCAACTAAAGAAAGGACCTTATATTATGGGTAGAAAAACACTTGCTAATAGCACTAAATTTCTTAACGCTATGTTAAGAGGTGAAAATATAACTTGGGCTGATGCTCAGAACAAGTTTCAACTAAAACGACCAAGAGCGGTTGTTGATAAAATCCGAGAGGAAGGACATTGTGTCTATATCAACAAAAACTCAAAAGGTACTTATTACAGAATAGGTACTCCATCTAAAGCGTTAATCGCCGCAGGCTTTGCCGCTTTAGAACCATCAGTTTATGCATAAGCATAAATAGTCATAGGGGCTATCCGTAAGACCTCTGTGAGTGTTGCCTCTCGTAAAGACAGCACAATTTAGGTTTGGTAGTTTTCCTCTGGATATTGTATCCTAGAAAAAACTACCACTTGAATTTTTATGATTAATAACTATATAAATAACTATGATACGCCACTAAGGGTATCATTAAGTTAACTTGCTAACAAGGAGGAAACTATGACAAGAAACTTATCTATTTGGAACGATCTAAGACCTTTTACAATAGGGTTTGACGATCTTTTTAACCAGTTTGATCATCATGTTGATAACAGATCAAACTCATTCCCACCATACAATATCGTGAAAGGCAAAGATGATTTCCATTGGAAAATTGAAATGGCACTTGCTGGTTATAATAAAAAAGATATTGAGGTGAAATATGCCGACAATACTATCACGATCAAATCAACTCACAAAGATGAGGATGATAAAGATACAATCCATAGAGGCATTGCTAAAAGACACTTTACAAGATCATTCACAACTGCTGATGATGTAGAGGTGAAAGGTGCTGAAATGGCTGATGGTATGTTATCAATTGCATTAGAGAAAATTTTACCTGAAGGTAAAAAACCTAGAACAATTGACATTGCATAATATAGATAGGGCGGTAACCATTCCGCCCTTGACTTTTGAATTGAAACCTGATATAATGAATGTATGTATAAATTTAAAGAAAATATAATACTAGATGATGTAAAAAAATATGTTGATGAAACCTATTCATCACATTACGCAAAATCTCAAAAACAAGCAACAGAAATTATCATTGACCAAGGACATGGTGATGGATTCTGTATGGGCAATATTTTAAAATATGCTCAAAGGTATGGTAAGAAGGAAGGCAAGAATAAGAAAGACCTTATGAAAGTTATCCACTACGCCATAATACAATTGTCCCAAGACCATTACAAAAACGATAAGACTTTAATTGCTGCTTTGCAAGAAGACCTATTACAATATGATGTAGGTAAAAATACAAAGTCCTTTGAAGAACCACCTTTACGTTCAGTAATGTCTGAAAAACTAAACAACCATAATGACTAAGGAGAATATATAATGAAACTAAGTGATAATACAAAAGAGATTTTAAAAAACTTTTCTGAAATTAATCCTAACTTAAAGATTACACCAGGAAAAGAAATCAAAACAATCTCGACTATGAAAAACATATTGGCAACTGCTGGTGTTGAAGAAGAATTTCCACAAGACATTGCCATCTATGACCTATCTGAATTTTTAGGTATGTTATCTTTATTTAATAAACCTGTGTTTGATTTTGACGAAAAACACATGACTATTAATGAAGAAGGTACATCAACAAAATCCAAATACTATTTTGCTGATGAATCCATACTTACAACTCCACAAAAAGATGTTAAAATGCCTACAACAGAGGTAGAGTTTACATTGACGGAAACTGACTTATCAAAGGTTAAGAAAGCTGCGTCTATGTTACAACTACCAGACATCGCTTTCAAAGCCATAGGTAATGATATCATCATGTCAGCAATTGATAAGAAAAACGATACAGCAAATACCTATGATGTTAAAGTGGGTACAACTGATAAAAAGTTTGTATTTCATTTTAAAACAGAGCATTTCAAAATGTTACCAGGTGATTATACTGTGAAGATATCTTCAAAGTTAATATCTAACTTTATACACAAAAACAAATCAGTACAATACTGGGTTGCCCTAGAAAATACTTCTAAGTATGAGGGTTAATAATGGAAAATTTATTATGGGTGGAGGCGTATAGACCCTCCACAATTGACGAGTGTATATTACCTGTTGAGATTAAAAAAACTTTTAAGTCTGTTCTCAAACAAGGCGAAATACCAAATCTATTATTATCTGGTACTGCTGGTACAGGTAAAACTACTGTAGCCAAAGCACTATGTAACGAACTTGGTTGTGACGTTATGATTATTAATGGTTCTGATGAAGGTCGATCCATTGATGTTGTAAGAAATCAAATCAAGAACTTTGCTTCAACTGTATCTCTACATGAGACAGGTAAACCTAAAGTGGTTATTGTTGATGAAGCAGATTACATGAATGCTGAGAGTGTTCAACCTGCCTTAAGAAACTTCATAGAAACATTTAGTAATAATTGTAGATTTATTTTTACATGTAATTATAAGAATAAAATTATACCTGCAATTCATTCCAGATGTACTGTAATCAATTTTTCTATTCAGAAAAAAGATAAAGAAAAACTAGCAGGTCTATTTCACAAACGATTATCCACAATCCTAGAACAAGAAAACATTGAGTTTGAACCAAAGGTATTGGCAGAACTTATTATTAAGTTTTATCCAGACTTTAGAAGAACCATCAATGAACTACAAAGATATTCTGTATCAGGTAAAATAGATACAGGTATTCTTGTTAATATTGCTGAAGCAAATATCAGGTCTTTAAACAAGGCATTAAAAGATAGACACTTTGGTGATATGAGAAAATGGGTTGTAGATCATATTGACCAAGACCCTGCTGGTCTATACAAAGACTTATATCAAAATTTTTATACAGAATTACAACCACAAAGTATTCCACCTATGGTTATTCTTCTAGCAGAATATCAATATAAAAATGCCTTTGTAGCAGATCCTGAATTGAACATGGTTGCTTGTCTCACCGAGATAATGACTGAATGTAAATTCAAATGAATGACTACAGCCTAACAAAGTATCTCACAGCAATCAATTACAGTAAAGAGAAATTACTTGATACTGATGATAGAGATTGGGAAAAGAAGTATCCACCTTTTATAATCAATAAAGGCTTGTCTTATTTTTCAGACACAATTATGTATGCTAATGAAATGAATAGATTACATCATGCCACAAAACATATGCAATTCTCATTTTATCTAAATAGTATAAAGTCTAGAAAAAGATTTAGTAAATGGTTAAAGTCTTCAAAGATAAAAGACCTAGATGTTGTAAAACAACACTTTGGTTATTCTAATAAGAAGGCGCAAGAAGCTTTATCTTTAATGACTAAAAAACAGATTGATTATATAAAAGAGAGATTATATAAAGGTGGGGGAAAATGAGTGAAGTTATAGAATGGAAACCAGAAAACATGCTCGAAGTAAAAATAAAAGAGCCAGATGATTTCCTTAAAATTAGAGAGACACTAACCAGAATAGGTGTAGCAAGTAGAAAAGAACGAAAGATTTATCAATCGTGCCACATACTACACAAACAAGGTAGATACTTTATTGTACACTTTAAAGAGCTGTTTGCTTTAGATGGCAAGACAGCAAATATTTTTGCAAATGATATTGAAAGAAGAAACACAATTGCACAACTTTTAAGTGATTGGGGTTTAGTAGAGTTAGTAGGTGTTGTGGAAAATAAAGCACCATTATCACAAATTAAAGTTTTACCATTCAAAGAAAAACACGAATGGGTATTAGAACCAAAATATAATATTGGAAAGAAAGGAAGTGACGATGGCGAACAGAGAACTAATGATCCAAGCAATTAAACAACATGCTATTGGACATATAGAAAAACACAAAGCAAACGTAGAAATCTACTTATCAAATTCTGTTGGAATAGGTGAACATGGTGATATCATAGAAACCATAGAAAAAGAATTAAACATTATTGCACAATACCACGATCAACTTGAAGTATTAGACAAATATTTTTAACCCTTGACTTTTAAGTCAAAACCTGATATAATTATATTATGAATTTTTACACAAATGTGTCGCCTTATGGTGACGAATTACTTGTTAGATATTTCGACAATGGTAAAAGATGTGTTGACCGTGTACCATACGTTCCTCGTCTTTTCGTACCTACAAAAGGTAAAGGTCGATTTAAATCCTTAACAGGTATTGGTTTAGATTCCGTATCATATAAGTCTATTAAAGAAGCAAGACAAACAATTAAACGATACGAAGAACACCCAAATTTTTTACACGGCACAGATAGATTTCAATATCAATACATGGCTGACTATTGGCCAGGTAATGTAGAATACGATAAAGATAAACTTCGTATTTACACAATTGATATCGAGGTTGAAAGTGAACATGGTTTTCCTAATGTAGCAGATTGTGCTGAAAAAATGATTTGTATTACTGTTAAAGACCAAGTCAAAAAACAAATATTGGTTTGGGGTATGGCAGATTACACAGTTAAACAAGACAATGTTCATTATGTAAAATGTGATGATGAAAGAGACTTACTCAAACAATTTCTAAAATTTTGGTCAGCATATTCACCTGATGTTCTTACAGGTTGGAATAGTAAATACTTTGATATACCATATCTAGTTAAACGTATAGGTAAGATACTAGGCAGTTCCTCTATGAAACGTATGTCTCCTTGGAATATTATACAAGAAGATCAAACATATGAATTAGGTAAAACTCAAACATATTATAGATTGCTAGGTGTTGCTCAACTTGACTATTTACAACTATATCGTAAATTCACAATTAAAAACCAAGAGAGTTATAGATTAGATCATATTGGTAAAGTAGAACTAGGCGAACAAAAAGATGATAACCCATTTGATACTTTTAAAGAATGGTACCAACAAGATATACAATCATTCATTGATTATAATATACAAGACGTTGAATTGGTTGATAAACTAGAAGATAGATTACAGCTTATTGAACTAGCATTAACAATGGCATATAATGCCAAAGCAAATTACGAAGATGTATTCTCACAAGTTAGAATGTGGGATACAATTATATTCAATGAATTACTAAAAGATAATATTATTGTACCTATGCGTGATATGAATCCTACATCACCAGAACTTGTGGGTGCATATGTAAAAGACCCTAAAGTTGGTTTTCATGATTGGGTTGTATCTTTTGATTTAAACTCACTATATCCACATCTTATTATGCAATATAATATTTCACCAGAAACAATTTTACCAGATAAAAAGAATGTAGATATAACAGACTTGTTAGATAAAAAAGTAGATACCTCTGATGGTAACTGTATGGCTGCCAATGGTACAATGTATCGAACAGGTAAACAAGGTTTCTTACCTCGTATCATACAAAAAGAATATAATGATAGAACAATTTATAAAAAGAAAATGCTTGAGGCAGAACAACAATATGCTAATACAAAAGATCCTAAGTATGAAAAACTAGCACGAAGATATTATTTGGTTCAGCATTCCAAAAAGATTTCGCTAAATAGTGCATATGGTGCTATTGGTAACAAATACTTTAGATATTACGATCACAGAATGGCAGAAGCCATAACCACATCTGGTCAACTGAATATACGTTGGATAGATAATAAACTAAACGAATACTTTAATAAGTTATACAAAACAAAAGATGATTACATTATTGCTTCAGATACAGATTCCGTTTATATCAATATGGCACCTCTTGTAAAAATGACTGGTTCAACTGACAGTAATAAAATTGTAAAAGCATTAGATAAATTTTGTAGTGAAAGACTAGAACCATACATCACAAAGTGTTATGATGAACTAGGTAGTTATATGAATGTCTTTGAAAACAAAATGGTAATGAAACGAGAGGCAATTGCTGACAAAGGTATTTGGACAGCAAAGAAAAGATATATTTTAAATGTACACAATTCAGAAGGTGTACAATATCCAGAACCTAAATTAAAGATTATGGGTATTGAAGCAGTTAAAACATCCACCCCATTACCTTGTAGAGAAAAGTTACGAGAAGCATTCAAAGTTATTATGGGTGGTGATCAAAAAGAAATGAAAGAGTTTATTGTAAACTTTCGTAGAGACTTTGAACTATTACCACCAGAAGAAATTGCTTTTCCTCGTAGTGTTAATGGTGTAAAAAAATATGGCGACACCACATCTATTTACAAGAAGGGTACACCAATGCATGTTAAAGGTGCATTGTTATATAATCATCTACTTAAAACAAAAAAAGTTTCACACAAGTTTCAACAATTCTATGAAGGTGATAAAGGTAAGTTTGTACATTTACGAAAGAATATGTGGAATGCCAATGTCATTACCTTTATGGCAAAATTACCTAAAGAATTTGAAATGCACGGTCTCATAGATTACGAACAACAATTTACAAAATCATTTATGGAACCTTTACGATTTATACTTAACGCTATCAATTGGAAGATAGACGCTTCTGATAGTGCTACAATTGAGGATTTTTTTGCATGATATATAATTTAAAAGACGTTATAGAATCCAGTAAACGAGAAAGATTTAATGTTATCTCTACCTTTGCAGGTGGTGGTGGCTCATCTACAGGTTATAGACTTGCAGGTGCTAAAATTTTATGTGTTAATGAGTTTGTTGAAGAAGCACAAAACACATATAGAGAGAACTATCCAGACACACCAATACTACCAGGTGACATAAAAAAATTATCTGCTAAAGATTTTTTAGATATTGCAGGTACAACTGATATAGATATATTAGATGGTTCGCCACCGTGTAGTGCATTTAGTGTGGCAGGTAAACTATCTCATTCATCAGGTGGTAAGCATTCTGATGGTTGGGGTAAAACTAAATCATACTCTGATGGTATGATGGTAGAAAACATTGAAGATTTATTCTTTGAGTTTTTACGAGTAGCAAATGATATTAGACCAAAAGTTATTGTTGCAGAAAATGTTGCTGGTCTAACAATTGGCGAAGCAAAAGAATATTATAATAAAATATTAAATGAATTTGAAAAGATAGGTTATGATGTGTGTTCACAAGTAATGAACAGTAAAAATTATGGCGTATCTCAAACAAGAACCAGAGTTATTTTTATTGGTATAAGAAATGATATCACAGAAAAAGTTGGATTAAACTTTATGACAATACAAAATGTTTTTCCTGAACCTGATAATAAAATTATACCTTTAAAAGAAGCATTAGAAGGATTAGAATATGATCCTGAAGAAGTAAAAGAACTAACAGAAAAATTTGTGAATACAGCATACTGGAAAGATACAGGTAGTAATATGCCTAAAGATCCAGGCAAAGTTTTGACTGGTGGTGATTATCACCCAAAGGGTCATCATTTCAATCTTAAACGAGTATCACAATTTGCACCAGCACCTACATTGACAGCAATGGGTAGTGGGCAAACAAATGCTGGAGCGTTTCATTGGAACGAACCACGAAAACTTACTTTGGGTGAATTGAAAAGAATACAATCATTACCAGATGATTTTATTCTAACTGGTAAATGGAACCAAAGGGCAGAACGAATAGGTAGAATGGTACCACCGTTAATGATGAAAGCAATAGCGGATTCTATATATGAGAAAGTCCTTGACAAATTATAGGAGACCTGATATACTATGAAAGAAATTATGGAAAAACTAGAACAACAAAATCTGACAATAGCAGATTACAATACAATAGCAAAGATAATTACAGCGTCTTTACAACGAGGTGCTATCCGACCTGAAGAATGTACTACGGTTGGAAGAATATTTGAAAAATTACAATTTATAATACAAAAGGAGAAAAACAATGCCGGACTTTCTAAAACAGATAATTAAAGAAACAGGAAACGAATACGCCAGTTTAGTAAGCGAAGGTGTTGAGGCAGGTGATGTAGATACTTTTATTAATACAGGCTCACACATATTTAATGCCTTACTATCAGGAAGTATTCATGGTGGTATACCATCAAACAAGATAACTGCTATCGCAGGTGAAAGTGCAACAGGTAAAACTTTTTTTGTATTAGGTATGTGTAAACATTTCTTAGATAACAATCCTGACGCAGGTGTTATATACTTTGAAAGTGAAAGTGCATTAACTAAAAAACTTATTGAAGATAGAGGTATTGATAGTGAACGTATGGTTATTATGCCTGTAACTACTGTACAAGAATTTAGAACACAATCCTTAACTGTACTAGACAAGTACATGGAACAAAATGAAGCAGATAGAAAACCTATCTTATTAGTCTTAGATAGTTTAGGTATGTTATCAACTACCAAAGAAGTTGAAGATACAGCAGATGGTAAAGAAACTAGAGATATGACTAGAGCACAAGTATTGAAGGCTGCGTTTAGAGTGTTAACTTTAAAACTAGGTCGTGCAAAAGTGCCTATGGTTATTACTAATCACACTTATGATGTAGTTGGTGCATATATGCCAATGAAAGAAATGGGTGGTGGTTCTGGTTTAAAATATGCGGCCTCAACAATTGTGTATCTTTCAAAGAAAAAAGAGAAAGATGGTACAGAGGTTATTGGAAACATAATACATTGTAAGACACAGAAATCCAGACTATCAAAAGAAAACATGATGGTTGATGTTAGATTACGTTATGATACAGGTTTAGATAAATATTATGGACTACTAGACTTAGCAACTAAGTATGGTATCTTTAAACAAGTATCAACAAGAATAGAACTACCAGATGGTTCAAAACAATATGCAAAAACTATTTACAATGAACCAGAAAAATATTTTACAGACGATATACTAAAACAAATAGACGAAGCAGCAAACAAAGAGTATAGTTATGGCAATCCCGAATTATAGACATGTTGAACATCCAAAATTTGAACAACTAGGTTTTCAAATTGAAGATGGTCAGTATAAAGATGTCGTTTATACCTATGGTAAAGTTTCATGGAATGAAGATAAAGAAAACGATAAGTTAAAACTTAAATTTGATTATAATATACATGAGAATCCAAACAAGTGTAATACGGATTCAGGAGACTTTATTAATGTCATTGGTGACATATTAGCAATCGAAGTAGAAAAGGATAGTAATGGTAGCAGCGGAGAAGATAGAGAGAACAGCTCTCAGGAACTTAATACATAACGAAGACTATACAAGAAAAGTTTTACCTTTTCTTAAACCAGAGTATTTTCAAGACCGTAGTGAGCGTGTAGTATTTACAGAAATACAAAAATTTATTTCTCAATACAACAAATGCCCTACAAAAGAAACTCTACAAATAGACCTTGGTAAACGTAAAGACCTGAATGAGGATGAATATAAACAAATAGTCTCCCTTATAACTTCTCTTAATCCTGAAGATGTTGACCTTGACTGGTTAGTTAATACCACAGAAAAATTTTGTAAAGATCGTGCTGTCCATAATGCAGTTATGGAAGGTATACATATATTAGATGGTAAAGATAAAAAACACACCCAAGAAGCAATACCAGAAATACTCCGTGACGCTTTGTCTGTTAGTTTCGATAATGCTGTGGGTCATGATTATTTACTTGACATAGAAAAACGATTTGATTATTACCATAAAAAAGAAACTAAAATACCTTTTGATCTAGAACATTTCAACAAAATCACAAAAGGTGGTTTACCAACTAAAACTCTTAATGTCGCATTGGCAGGTACAGGTGTTGGTAAAACTTTATTCATGTGTCATCAAGCTGCAAGTGCATTGGCACAAAACAAAAATGTTTTGTATATCACTATGGAAATGGCAGAGGAAAGAATTGCTGAAAGAATAGACGCAAACTTACTTAACATTTCTATGGAAGATTTACATATGTTGAATAAAAAATTATTCAGCGACAAGATCACAAAACTACAATCCAAAACTACTGGCACATTAATTATTAAAGAGTATCCAACTGCTAGTGCAGGCGCAAATCATTATCGTGCCTTAGTAAATGAATTGGCTTTAAAAAGAACATTCAAGCCAGATATTATTTTTATTGATTACATTAATATATGTGCCTCATCAAGATTTAAGGCAGGTTCTAGTATTAACAGTTATACCTATATCAAAGCAATTGCTGAAGAACTAAGAGGTTTGGCTGTAGAATTAGATTTGCCTATCGTAACGGCGACACAAACGACCAGATCAGGTTTCGTTTCAACAGACATAGGTTTAGAAGATACTTCTGAATCTTTCGGGCTTCCAGCAACAGCAGACTTTATGTTTGCGTTGATCTCTAGTGAAGAACTAGAAAAGGCAGGGCAAATGCTTGTCAAACAATTAAAGAACAGATATAACGATCCAACTATGAATAGAAAGTTTATGATTGGTGTAGATCGTACAAGAATGAAACTGTTTGATATTGAACAACAAGCACAAAACATAATACAACCACAGGAGACCAAATATGTCGAACATACCATTAAAGACACGAAAGAAGACAGCGCCGAGGAAAAATACAAGAAGTTCCAAGACTTCCAATTCTAATTTAGATAATCTAGAATATACTATCAAAACTAGAAAGAAAAACAAAAAATATATCTTTGAAGTAGTGCAAGGTATTTGTTCTCTACACAGTAAGCCTATGGTTGTTAAAGCCTTTGAATTTAGAGAAAAAGCAAAAGAATTTGCAGATTGGCACAATAAAAATCAGGTATGGAAGGTAAATGGTGGTCTTCCCAAGTTTCTCCTTGACTAAATAGTTATTTTAGTATATACATGGGAGTAATGATGTTAAAGTTTAAAGAATACTTACGGGAATTAACAATATCGCCAGACTATCAGCAGAAAGGGACATTTAACCCTTTTTATACTGTTAAGCCTGAAGTAGAAAAAACTGTCAAAAAAGAAATCAAACCTAAAAAAGAATTAAAGTTTAAGAGTGTCGAAAAGACTAAAGGCACATCTATTAGTGATAAAGGTAAATTTCCATTTCAAATATTTGATGGTGAAAAACAATTACCATATTCAGTAAGTCTTCGAATTGCAGATGTCATAGGTCACTATGGTATGAAGACTAGAAAAAACTCTACAGCGTCATCAAATGTAAATGAATTTATGTCTTTGTATTTTGCAAAGAATCCTAAGTTCACAGATGTTGCAACATTTTTAAAAGATTTGGGTGGTAAGACTGGTGGCACAGGTATTCATATGGTTATCAAAGGTAAAGAAGAAGAAATTACTTTTGATTTTTTAAAACAAATGATAGATAAAGATGAAACACCTGAAGTAGATATAAACATAGGTTATCAAATGGCAAAGGCTGTTAGAAAAGATTTACCTAAAAAACCAATTAAATATTTTTGGACTGCTCGTGGAAAACCAAGTGGTATTCATAAAAATAATCCTAGTGACATAATTATTCAAATAGGTAAAACAGATTACATAGGTTACTCTAACAAAGCAACAACAGGTAAAGATGTTACACCTAAATTCAACACAGCAATTAACAGTTTCTATAAAAAGTTAGAAGATAAAAAGCAATATAACAATATTGTTGCTTTAATGGATAAGGCATGGAATGACGCAGCAAAAACTGTAAAAGGCAAAAATGCAAAAAAGGCCTTAAGTAAATTTAATATTTCAAAAGAAAAACCTAGCGAAACCACTAGTAAAGCAGCATTTGTAACACTAGCAAAAGAATTTAAAAAAGATAAGTTAAATTTTTATAAAGATGGTTTTTATTATGGTTATAGAAATAATTTAATTAATAACTTTGGTTCTTATTTAAAGACACCAAAAAATTTAACGTATTTCTTAAACACAGTAGGATTATATGTATATCCTGATAGTGCAGATTCCACACCGTGCCCTTATAAACTTTTAATTGGTACGGAATCAAGTGCGACTATAAAAGATGTTGCAAGCAATGAAGAATATAAAGAATTTTTATTTAACAAAACTACAAAAAATTATAGTGGTATCAAATACACATATGATGGTAAGTCACAACAATTCACTTTAAGTTTTAAATATAAATTATTAGGTATAGATGTTTCAATACCAATCACATCAAGAACAAGAGCACAAGGTGGTTGGTCTGGAAAATCACTATACATTAACACACCAGGAATAAAAACAAAATAATGGAACTATTAAACGAAGATAAGAATACACATCTAGAACATCTAGAAGATGATATAATCAATAATGGTTATGCAGGTGGTCAAAACGCAATTGCTTTTCTTCAAGAGTTAAGTAAAATGTTATCAGGTAATTCTAAAAGAAGTGTAAACGTTTCTGTAAAGTGGGATGGTGCTCCAGCTATAGTTGCTGGTCCTAGTCCTGAAAATGGTAAATTTTTTGTAGGCACAAAATCTGTGTTTAATAAAACACCAAAAATAAATTATAATATTGCAGATATAAGAAAAAATCATACAGGTGAAGTGGCAAACATTTTAAGAGAGTGTTTAACATATCTATCTGGTCTTGGTATGAAAGAAATATTACAAGGTGATTTAATGTTTACTAATAAAGGTAAAAAGAAAACAACATACAAAGACCCTTCAGGTAAAAATGAAGCAATGATATCATTTCAACCTAATACAATAGTTTACATGGTGCCAGAGAATACTCCTTTTGGTACAAAGATAGACACTAGTAAATTAGGTATAATTTTTCATACAACATATAAAGGCACAAGTTTTGAAAAACTAAAAGCAAAGTTTGGAGCAAATGTATCAAAATTAAGAAGAACACCAAAGGTATGGTTTGATGACGCTACATATAAAGATGTATCAGGTAATGCATTAATGACAATAGGTGAAAGTCAACAATTACAAAAGCAAATAAACATGGCTAATGGTTCTTTAGGTAAGTCAAAAGAAATGTTAAATAAAATGTCAACACAAACAAATACTTTATCTGTTGGTGTACAATTAAAAACATATCTAAACTCTTTTATTAGAGCAGCGACTGATTTACCTAGCACAAAAGATACAGCAAATAAGTTTAGAGAGTTTTATCAAGAAAGAACACAGAAAGAAATAGATAGTGTTAAAACTGATAAAGCAAAAGACAAGTATAAAACAATACAAGATGATGGTCTTAAATTTATTGACAACCACAAAGAAAGTGTTTACTTTGCTGTGGCAACATATAAAACATTACAGACAGCAAAAAAAGTATTGATTGATAAATTAAATTCAGCAAAAGGTATAGGTACTTTTAAAAGAACAGAAAATGGATTACAAGTAACAAACCCAGAGGGTTATGTTGCAGTTGATAAGAAAGGTAAAGCAGTAAAGCTAGTTGATAGAATGGAGTTCTCTCTACAAAACTTTACGGCTGCAAAAAACTGGGAAGGTTAATGGAACTAGAAAGATTTATTATAAGAGAAGGTTTATATGACCCAGGTATCTTCAAGGCATTTTTTCTTGCAGGTGGTCCTGGTTCTGGTAAGACTTATGTAAATAAAAAAATATTTCCTGGTCTTGGTTTAAAGAATGTTAATAGTGATGACGCTGTTGAGAGAGCATTGACAAAAGCAGATATGAGTATGGATTTTACTCAAGGCACAGATGATGAAATTAAAAAAAGAATGAAAATAAGAAAAAAAGCAAAACTTACAACAGCAAAAGGTTTAGAATTATATATTGATGGTAGATTGGGTTTAGTATTAGACGCAACAGCAAGAGACTATGATAAAACTGCTATTGCAAAAGCAGCGTTAGATAGATTAGGTTATGATACTCATATGATATTTGTAAATACAAGTTTGAGAGTTGCGATGGCAAGAAATGCAGAAAGAGAAAGAATAGTACATCCTTATATTGTTAAAAAAAGTCATGCACAAGTGCAAAAAGGTATTGGAAAATTACAAATGTTATTTGGTATGAAAAACTTTTATATCATTGATAATAATAATGCTACTGATGATGTGTTAAATCAAGCATATAAAATGATTAGAAAAATAGTTAAAAAACCTATAAAAAATTACACAGCAAAACTGTGGATGAAAAAAGAATTAGAAAAAAAACAATCAGCATTTAATGAAAGAAACTATGCACAGGAATATGAGAGATATCATAAAAATCCAGAACAGATTGCAAGACGTTCTTCTAGAAATAAAGCACGTAGGGCTATGGGTGATAAGGTAGTAAAAGGATTAGACGTAGGACACAAAGATAACAATCCTATGAACAATGATCCAGATAATCTTAGAAACGAAGACCCAGGAGTTAATCGTAGAGAACCAAGACTTAGAGATAAGGATACCAAATGAAAACGTTTAAAGAATTATTAAAAAAAGATACAGGTAAATCACAACCTGTTGTTTTTGCATTTGGTAGATTGAATCCACCTACTATTGGACACCAAAAACTTATAGAAAGAATTATTACTATAGCAAAAAGGGTTAAAGGCTTACCTGTGCTATATGTGAGTGCAAGTCAGGATAAAGTTAAAAATCCTTTGACAGTAAAACAAAAAGTGGCATACTTAAAAAAAGTATATCCACGAGGCATAACTATACTACCAGCTATTGGAACTGAACGTACATTCATGGAAATATTGAAAAATAGATTTGATAAAAAATATACAGATGTTTATATGATTGCAGGTAGTGATAGAGTTGCTGAATTTAAAAAGCTAATTAAAAAATATAATGGTACAGATTATAACTTTGATACTGTAAATGTTGTAAGTGCAGGAGAACGAGACGCAGACGCTACTGGTGCAAAAGGTATGAGCGCTAGTAAGATGAGAGGTTTTGCTTCTGTAAACGACTTTACAAGTTTCAAACAAGGACTGATATCAGGCACCAAGGAGAAGGACGCTATGAAATTATTTAAAGACTTAAAAAAAGGTATGGGAGTAAACGAGGCAATGGCACCAGAAGATGATGAATTGAGAATGATTAGAGAAAACTATCACAATAATGAAATATTCAATATGAGTGATATGGTTGAAAATATTAATAATGGAAATGTTGGTAAAATTATCAAACGTGGACCAAACTATATTCAATACGAAATGGAAGATGGTGGTGTAGAAAAAGCATGGTTAAATGAAATCACACCAGCAAACAATATTGACAGCGAAATACAAGTTGAAGATGTTGATAAAACAAAACTAGTATTACAAAAGAATGCTAACGAATTAAAATCTTTTAAATCTTTTGAAGAAGAAATCAATTCAGCTAAAGACGCACAGAAAACAGGCGTTGAAGATGAACAAGATGAAACTGAAAAAGATGAGAAGAAAGATAAGAAAAGAAAGTTACCTATTGAAACACCAGGTCAACCAAAGATTGCTAATGTAGATAGTTGGTCACAAGGACCTGATCAAGCAGATCAAATTAAAACTATGAGAACTTTTAACATTAAGACACCAGGTCAAGTAAGAGATTATGGTAAGTTAGTTGGTGATCGTAAGTTTCAAAAATTTGAAGAGGTTGATGTAGAAGAAGGTATCAAGCCATATGTTTCTATGATGAAGAAAGATGTTCGTGGTCGTAGAGTAATGCATTATCGAGTTTTAGATAAAGATGAAAAAGAAATATTAGTAACTACTGATCAAAAGAAAGCAGAAAATTTTTTAAAGAAAAATTATAATAAACTTAAAACTGGCTCAGTAAAACCTATCAAAGAAGATACGATTGAAGAAAAAGGTCTTTGGCATAATATTCACATGAAAAGAAAGCGTGGAGAAAAAATGCGAAAGAAAGGTGAGAAGGGCGCACCTACCTCAGATCAATTAAAAAGAGCACAAGGTGAAGCAGCTCAAGATCCAGACATTAAAGATAAAGATGGTACACAACCTAAAAAATATTATTCTGGTATAAAATCTAAATCTACAAAATCAGCTAGAGACACACACTTTAAAAAAGGTACGAAGATGGATGATGATAATCCAGCAGCATATAAACCAGCACCTGGTGACGCTAGTGGAGAAACCAAACCATCTAAACATACTTTGGCATTTAAGAAAAAATTTGGTGAAGACGTAGAACAAGAAATTAAAGATATTAAATCATGGTCAGAGTTAGATGAAACAATTGAACAATACAAAGATGAGTATGGTACAGATTATAGAATTAAACTAGATCGTACTGTATCTGAAATGTTTGATGAGTTGTTATCTGAAAATGAAGGTGTAAAAAATAAAGCTACCAAATCAGGTATGCCTTATGGTATATTGATGAAAGTCTATAACAGAGGTATGGCTGCATGGAGAACAGGTCATAGACCAGGAACTACTCCACAACAATGGGGTATGGCTAGAGTTAATTCATTTGTCACTAAATCAAGTGGTACTTGGGGTAAAGCGGATTCTGATTTAGCGTCAAAGGTAAGGGGTTAACAATGGACAAGATAAAAACATTAAAACAAGTTGAAGAAATAGATTTAGTATGTGAGGGTATGATATATGAACATGAAGAAGAAGGAATCATGGAAGCAGAATACCAAGGCAAAAAAGTAACTTTAAATGACCCTAAAAGAGGTGGCACGAAAAAGTTTTATGTCTATGTAAAGAACGCAAAAGGTAATATTGTAAAGGTTTCTTTTGGTGATCCTAACATGAGTATTAATCGGGATGACCCAGGTGCGAGAAAGAGTTTCCGTGCCAGACATAATTGTGATCAGAAAAAAGATAAGACAACAGCAGGTTATTGGTCATGTTATCAATGGCGAGCTGGAGCCAAAGTTGATGATTAGTATAAATAGTACACGGAGACAAATATGAAGTATAATAAACCAATGTCACAAATACTAAATGAAATGTATTCTGAGGACGTAGACAAAGCACAAGATAAGCTAGACAAAGCCAAAAAGATTGACGCTTTAAAGCAACAGATACAAAAGATAAAAGATGAACCTACATCTGAAGCTTTAGATGATGATGATAAAGATACTGTTAAAGATATTATTAAAGGTCTTAATAAGGCAAGTGGATTGCATAAGAAACAAGCGAAACAGTTGACAAAAGATATAGAAGATGAAACTTCGCAGGTTGCAGTTGATAGACTAAAAAGAGATAAGAAAGCAGCACAGTTGAAAAAAGATATTAAAGGAATTGGTGAAGAAGTTGAAGACTTAGAAGAATTTACAGATAAACAAATCGAAAGACTAAGAAAAGAGTATCAAGATTTGAAAGGTAAAGAAACTGGTATCAATCCTGAAAAGTTTAAGAAGTTGCGTGGAATGATGAAAAGATTTCCAAAACAAAACTTATTAAAACTTGTAAAAGCAGATATACCTGTTTTAACAACGGGTGCAAAAGCAGCATTGGTTATGTATCATGGAATGAAATGGAAATCATTACCAGAAGATTTTTTACCTTATATAGAATTATTTGCTGACGATACATTATTAGAAGCAAAAAAAAGTAACTTCAAAAGTGTTGATCCTAAAGTGGTTGACAGAATAGAAAAAATGATGAACGGTAGTAGAGCAGAAAAAGATTCTATTGCTAATATGTTGAATTATCTTATGCCACCAGAAGTTGTGGACATGGTAAGATATAAATTAAAAATCGTGCCCAAAAGAGGCAAGATAAAATTTAGATAAATTTTAAGGGAGACTAAAATGACAAAAAGAACATTAGGTTGGAATCCTACTTACTTTGGAGAGCCAGAGAAGGGATCACTAGCCAGCGTGATATCAGATATCACAAATAAACAAAACGCCTTAGTTGGTAATAAACCAGAAGTGGCGTCTAGTGCGGCAGTACAAGCTGCTGAGCTAAAACAACAAGAATTAAATAAAGAGGCTGTAAGCCCAGCACAACAAGCTGCAATTGCAATTTCTAAAAGTGAAAAAGGTAAAAAGCCTAAAGATGAAGAAGGAAATGCATTTGGTAAAGCATTACAAGCTGCAAAAGACAAAGGTGAAAAAACTTTTGTTGTATCTGGTAAGAAGTTTGATGTGAAAACAAAGAACGAGATTGCCCCAGCACTAATCAAACCAATTAAGTCTAAACACAAACCAGGTCATGATGATGATGAATCAAAAGACAAAGGTGCTGTAAAAGTACATGGTGAAGATTTAAATGCTGAAATTGAAGCAGCAAAACAAGGTAAAATTAAATCTTTAGTTGACACTATCAAAAGTATGTATTATAACGAAACAAATAAAAATGACAAATCTGATGATGGTGAAGGTATGGACGCAGTTCAACCTAAAGCAGTAAAGAAAAAATTTAAAGATAGAAAAGACAAAGACATTGATAACGATGGCGATGTTGATGATAGCGATAAGTTTCTACACAAAAGAAGAAAAGCAATCAGTAAAGCAGTAGATTAATGAAATACTCCGCTTTTGCGGAGACTATTCGAGGAATAACATTAGTCCAAGAAGCAGATAGTCTCCCAACTATATACTGTGACATGGACGGTGTTCTTTGTGACTTTAAACAAGGCATAGCAAATATGTTTAAGTTAAAGTCTAAAGATCCAAGTATGCCTGGGCCTATGCAAACGGCAGGTTATTCAGATGTTGATGATTGGTCAAAGGCACCAAACACAGCACCCAAATGGCAACCTATACAAAATTATCCTATGTTCTGGCCTGCATTGACTTGGACTAGAGATGGGCAAAAACTTTGGTTCTTTATAAGAAAATTTAATCCACATATACTTTCTGCCTATACACCATACGATAAAAATAGTCGTAAGGGTAAAATGTTATGGCTGCAAAGAAATCTTAAACTAACTGATAATAGTAGAATACATTTGGTGCGTAGAGCAGAGAAAAGGGTCTATGCAAATGGTAATGTATTAATTGATGATTATGGTAAGAATGTGAAAGAATGGAAAGCTAATAAAGGTATTCCAATCAAATATAAGTCAGCAAGTCAAGCTATTGCCGACTTAAAGAAAATAGGTTATAAATAGTAATGTTATATAACAAAAACTTAATTAAGGAGAATTAACATGGGACTATGGGGAAAATCTACTTCCGCGGATAGTAGACCAAAGTTTCTGAAAGGTGACGGCGCTGAAGGTGCAGGGGGCAAACAAGAAGACGCTCTA